CGAGTGAATGGCGTGATGATCACGCCCTACCACCCGTACCTCCTCGAGAAGGGCGACTTTAGTGAGTGGGTCACGGGCAAGGACACTGTGGGCGTCTTTGTGTGGACCGAGCCCGGTCTGAAGCTGTACAATCTGGTCTTGGACTCGGGACACATCATCCACGTGGGGTCGAACCTGTGGGGCATTGAGGCGTGTACGCTGGCACATGGGTTCAAGGGTCCGGTGATTGAGCACCCGTTCTTCGGGACGGAGGCGGTGGTCGAGTGCCTGTCCAAGGCGAAGGGTTGGGAGCGTAGGATGCCGTACTTCGTTGACCTACAGGTTGTCCGCGAGAATGGGCTGATTGTCGACTGGGTTGAGGGCGATGCCCCGAAGGTCCCGGTGATGATGCGTGGTATGACGGGCGTGTAAACACAAAACAAAGACCTTACTTAGTTACTTACTTTTCACATGTGGGAAAACGAATGTACGCACTGACTAAGAATACAGTCTCAAGCATGCCTCCTCTTAACCAAGCACTCATCGACTCCCTCAACGCTCTGGGTGAACACCCGGACATCTCCATCTTCGACGTCTCTAGTCAGACCTACGACATCACGCTCACCTGGCCTCAACGTGGGTGGTTACGATTCACCGTCGACATTGGAGACGGACCCGGCACATACCTGATTGACGTACTTGATCGCGAAGGTGTCACCTACGCCTGGAAGGAACGTTTCCTGGCCTACCTGTACGGAAATCTCGAGAACGTGAACCCTGCGGCGTATATGTGAAAACGGATCTGGTCATCTTGACAAGAACACCAACACCCCGCCCAAGATGCCTTTCGCCCAATGTGCCGCCGCAACTGCGGCAGGACACCAGTGTACGAATCTCGTCCCGCCTACACGCGACCTCTGCCGCATCCACCTCCGCGTCATCAACGTACGTATCTTCGACCGCCAGGGTCAACCTCCTCCGCAGCAGTGTCACAACTGCCGCCTCCCCGCCACTGTTGGCGAGTATTGTGCTCGCCACGATGAACTGCGGCCGCGTCCCGACCTTCCTCCCGCCGAGCGATGTGTCCACCGCGGGTGTATGCGGGCAATCCGCGGAGAACACCATCGGTGCCGCCGACACACCGCCGTCTTCATGTTCCGCCAACAGCGAATGGTGGAGGATGAACTGTATGCCACCGGAATGATCATGATGGTCGAGATGCCGAACGCATGGCCCGTGATTGTGGAGGGATGGCGAGCACGAATTGGGCAGCCATTCATCACGCGGACGATCGTGGAGCGACTCGAGGTCCAGCTGGCCAGGGATTTCCGGATCCCGGAGCTGTGGAACCAGTACCTGGGCGATCACGCTCCTATGAACGAGCACGGCCACGTTGAATGGCCAATGGCCGGCCGCCGCCATGCCCAGCCGCCGCGTGGCGAGCTGGACGCCTTCGTCCGCGACGGACAGAATGTCCACACTCGCGTGGTCACGGAGCAGACCAACTCGGCACTTCAGATCCTTCTGAATGCCGATGTTGCGTCTGACCAGAAGACGCTTGTCGAGTCACATTCTGCGTACATGACACACATTGCTCTGGACCGCATCAAGTCCAATCTGACGGAGATTTCCTTGGTCGATCGCGACGTCAAGCGATGGTACAGGACACCGTCGTGCCGGGCAGATGGAGACTACCTCTACAAGCGAGTTCTGGACGGGCTCTGGGCAAAGATCAAGGTCTCTCCGGTCAGACAGGAGCTAGAGATTCGCCTGTGGCAGGAGATGCTGGATTCGGTAGGCATGTGCTGCGATGGGCACATCAGCCGTTTGACCAATGTGCTCAGCGGGTTCGACGACGCCTTCGCTCCGGAGCTGAGTCCGGCGGAGAAGCTACAGAATCGGATGGCGGTCATTTCTGCGATGGAGGGTGGCATCATTCTACAGACCGCAGAAGCTCTGGCGGCATTCAAGGAGTTCGACATCCCACGCGACCAGTGGGAGGCGTGGATTGACGCACTCTAATCTAACTAAACAACAATGAAACTCAAGACCCTTCGTCGGTCTCATAACCCCGCAAAGAAGTGGGACGCTATTTTTGAGATGCCGAATGGCAAGACAAAGACAGTTCCGTTTGGTGCCCGCGGGATGTCGGATTACACAAAGCACAAGGACAAGACACGAAGGGCACGGTATATCCAGCGTCACTCGGGTATGGGCGAGCATTGGTCGCGGCCGGACACGCCGGGTGCGTTAAGTCGCTGGGTGCTATGGAACAAGCCTAGCCTCAAGGCCAGTCTGGCTGACTTCAAGCGGAGGTTTGGGGTGTAAAACGAATTGTCTCAGATCAAGGAAATGACTGAGCCCCCCAAGACGTCACCAACTGCCAAAATGTACTGCCCCTACTGCAACCGCTCCGTCACTCGTCGCACGAATACAGGTGACGACTCCGACCACCGCTGGTGCGTCATTCACCTCTACGAACTCAAGATGCTCCCGGTCGACGCCACTCCCGCCGAGCTCGCCGACCTCTACTACGCCCTCTGCGAAGCCCACCCCAAGCCCGTGGCCAAGGTCCGCAAGATCAAGATCACCCCCGCACAACGGAAAGCCACTGTTCCCGGTCCATATTACTGGTAGTAGTCCGAAGCAGGTCCATCCACGAGACAACACGCCCGTCCAAGTACCGTTCCGCGAGATTGTTAAAGGTATGTACATAGGTGATCAGCACCGCCGCAACGATCGTCCATGACCAATCCATTTTTCAGTTGAGCGAGATGTTCTGACTGCGAGGCAAACGACGGGACAGTACGTCCCTCTTCGTCCCGCCAACGGACATGTCATCGCCCTCCTGAATCCCCTCAATGGCCCGCAGTGCCTCCGCAACCCTCTCCGGCTGATCTGCGAACTGTAAAAAGAGCTGCTGCCGCAGCGTCGCACGCTTCAGAGGCGGGCGGCTCGTACGCTCGGATCTTGCGATCGTCCCCATCGAACCATCCAGCACAAAATTGCCCAGCTCGTTCTCTTTCATGTATGCGAGCACCGCGGCACCCAGCGTGTTCTTGCGTTCGCGAATGGTCTTAATCTGGGCTTGAAGGGCACGAATCTCATCGTCGGCCGCGATCCACTGGCGAAGGGACTCCTTGATTTCGTCGGTCATTGTTGTTTCGCTGCGTTTTTCTGAAAGCTCAAATGACATGTTTCCAGGTTCATTTTTAGAAACGCCAGCGTAAATCGCACTCAAGGCATGTCACGAAGGTTGTCATCGGCTCGTCTGCGGACCTCGTCTGCATCTGGTAATAGTCGCAGCGAGTCTTCTTGCGGCAGCGACGGCAGTCCATGAAGATACTCGCAGTCTGCTTCTTCGAGTGAGTCGCCTTGTCCTTCTCGCTTGTACTCTGGACAATCTCCGCCCAACGCTCTGGGTTCTGAAGCAAGGGCGTTGAGTTCACGAAGGCCTCGGCCGTCATTGTGGGCATCAGGTGGCGATAGCGGTACAAGTCGATGGCCCGATTGCGGTACAGATTCAGGAACACCGGGTTACTCCACGCCTGATCGATGAACCATTCCTGGGCATCTGCGACACACTTCTTCAGAATAGCGGTCTCGATCTCATTGGAGTCGAACGTGTCGCGTACCAGAGTCCTGAGTGGATGATCGACGTAGACGTTCGAGGCATGAACCGTATGAACGGGCACGATCTCGCGATCAACCGCGGGCACATCGTCATCCTCGTCTTCGACCACCGCTTCGTCGTCTTCGTCATTCTCCTCCTCCTCCTTCTCCTCGTCCTCCTCCTGGAATGTAGAGGAGTGGTAGAACTCATCATACTCCACGGACCGCAAGTCCTTGTACTGGTTCGCATGGGCGTCGTAGTCGTCTGCGTTGGCATTCACGGACTTCATGATGACCAGTGTACCTGCGAAGAGGTCATCGTTGAAGGGAGGGGGGAGCATGTGCTGGTTCGTGTTCTCCTCTTCCTCTTCGCAGGGAACACCGAAGACGGAGAATACATCCTCCTCGTGGATCATCTTGCCCTGAAACTGCATCAAGGGCTGCTTGGTCTTCTTGCGAAGCCATTCGAGAACATCGGATGTCTTTGCGGGAAGGGCGGTCTCAGTCAATGTGCCGGATGTAGAAATGAAGAGTGCGACAACCATCTTGATAGCAGGTTGCCTGCTAGCGTTTAGATTCATTTTCAGGCCCTCCCCTCCCCCCGCTTCCAGAGTCGGATAAGACCGTCCCCGAACCATTTCAACCCCCCGCTATTGAGAAACGCGATCGCCCCCACGACTCCGAGCAGAATACAGCAGATGGATACAAAGTACGAGAGGAACTCAAGAAACTTGCTGTCCATATGGATCGATGGAGGGTTCAGCTTGGGGAGTTCAGGCGAACACCCTCTCGGAGTACCCGCTACGTACAACGGGTTTGTCACGGTAGACAAGACATCTGTAGGTAAGACTGCACCCACCGTGGCGTTCAGCTTGTCAATATCCGCAGAGGACACCTTAACCGGGTTCTGAAAGTAAATGACCTGGGCACCCGGCGTGGACTTCCATCCAAGGTACCGGTCACACGGCAAGTCCAAACGCACATATTGTACGAGTTCGCTGTTCACCCAGGTAAAGTACGGATCGGTCTCCGCAACGAGGTTGGTGATGGACCAATCTTGTCCGGTATTCACGGTGATCTGTTCGTATTCACTCGTATCCTTGTTGACAATACCCAGACCTGCCGATGTAGCCGCGTCCAGGTTCGCGGAAATCGCATTCAGGAATCCGAATCCCGAACCGGTGCCGCCAGACGAACTTGCCAAGGGAATGATCAGCATGAGGGCATTGTGTTCGTCAATACACTGAAGGGCTGCGTCTGCCTGAACACCTTCCACGCGAAGAGGTCCTGGATGAAGCAAACGTAATTCAGTGAACGCGGCTTGCTGTCCATTGAACGTTACGGTAAACGGTGAAAAGGGTCGTATGATCAATGTATTGACTTTACGTGTCACGGTCACTGCGGACGCAGTGTTCTGCTGCGAAAACGTCAACGTACATTCCTTACACCCTTGCGACCCTGCGACTGTGATGCCCACGTTCATGTCGACAGACGGCTTCGCATCAATGTGGTCTTGCTTAGTACACTTACTGCCACCGCCACCCATTGTTCTACTGCGGACAAAACAAGTCTGTCAGAGAGAACAAGATGTCGGACCCCAACGCTCCTGCACCACGTGGATTTTTAAACTGGTGGCAAGGATTGATCCTGGCCGTCAGTAGTGCAATACTCGGAGTCGTAGCTGCGGTCTACGCCAAGGGAGATATGTCGGTAAGCGGTGTATCGGGTGCTTCCTGGGCTATGATCCTCCTACGCTTCATTCCTCATTTCTTACTCCTCTTCGGAATCCTGGCCGATGCCTTCACATACGAAGGAGTCTATTGGACAGGTACGGCGGTCGGCGTGGGATCCGTGTTCGTTACGCCGTTACTTGATACGGTTGCCCTCGGAGCGACGAATCTGATATCCAAGCTCGTTGGAAGGAAGCCGGCGGCTGCGGCGGTGTCTCCCACGACGCCGGGCGGCGGCTTCCTCGCCGGAATGGCCAATATGAGGGGAGGAGCCGAATACCAAGGATGTAGCCTGATGGCAGAAACGGGTCCGGCTGGATCCACGCAGACCTTAGTTGTGACCACAAGTATCCTCGCATACTACATCTTTGACCTGATCTTCAACCTCAGTGCACTGGACGCAGCGGGTGCGATTGCCGCGGGATTACTCTTGTTTGGCGGTCAAGTCGCATCCATCTCAGGCTGCTTCAGTGGTTCGGTTGCCTGGCCCGCGACCGTTGCGGGTATATACGGCATCATCATCGGTCTGTTCTGGTATTCGATCATTGCCGCATGGGGTCCGCAGTTCCTGCCTTCTTCTGTTATCGGCGGTGCGTCAGGAGGCGGTGCCATGGGCGGTCCCGGCCGCAACGGTCCCGGCGGTGCCGGCGGTCCCGGTGGCGGTGGTCTTGCGGAGGGATCCGGTGTCCCGGGTCGACAGAAGCGTTGCGTGAGCTAAGCAGCAAGTGCCTTGCGGGCCAGAGTGTAGTATAGGATCATCGATGTACCTGAGTACCGTCCAACCTCAACTCCATTCTTCAAAAAAACCATCGTAGGAACCACGCTGACACCAAACGTGGCCGCGATTCCCTGCCGATCATCGTGCGTATTCACCGCCTGAAAGTAAATACCCGGAAACTCGTCAATCAAGTCCGCAATCGCCGGCTTGATTGCCTTACACGGGCCGCACGTAGGTGACCAGAAATGGTAAGCTACAATGGGAGGAAGGGTCGACATACTCTATACTCAGAGGAAACTCTTAAACCTCTGTCTTTTCAACGTGAACCGTCGTCAACTCTGCCCGGTACACGGCCTGTTTCGCAACCGTTCGCTTCGTCAGGGTGACGTTACGCGTCTTACACATCTCCGCGAATGCCTTCACGAGGTGACGATCGACAACCTCGGGGTCTAGGACTGCGAGATTCCCCCGGATCCAGGCAGTCAATGCCGTCTCTGCGACCGGTGGACTCATGATCGCAATCGGGCATCCGGGAAATAGCTCATCGGCGGGCTTGGGATCGGGGAGCTCGATCTTCTTACCGTCCACAGCTTCACGGGCCATACGGTCCGCGACGTCATTCTGCTTCGAAATGTCGTCGACGCCACCCGTGTGGGCACGCACGTGATGGAAGCGGTGCTTATTGAACTTGGACAAATGTTCGGCGATGCCCTCAATCAGATCGCGGTGAAGGACGGGTTTCCCCATGGCAGTCTTCCAACCGCGAGCGATCCATCCTGGCATCCACTCGGTCAGGCACTTGATCGAGTAGTCTGAATCCGTATAGATAATCAAGTCCTCGGCAAAGGCACCCTTGGCCGCGAGGATCGAGACTGCGAGATGAATACCCGATAGCTCAGCACGTTGATTCGTCTGCGACTGATCCTCGGGTACGCGGCCCGAGTTGGACCATTCCGGATGATCGGGAAACCATGCCGCGAATCCAGCCTTCGCATCCTTACGACCGTTGCTTGAGCACGCTCCGTCTGTGAATACACGCATGTCCCTTATGCTACTTCTTTGTTTAGCATTCCTTTTTCATACGCATGCGGATCGTCCCATAGCGATGTATCCAACTCGCCGTGGATCTCGGGGCAGTGTACGTACGCGGGCATTCGAGAGACGATACAGCGAGATACGATTGCCGGTTGAAGTAGCGGCTCTTCGATGTGAAACCAGATTCGGCAGCGAAAGGATCGCTGTTCCAGAGACCTACGCAGCATCTGTTGACACGCAGATGTCAAAAAATGTGCGTGCCACACCATGAGTACACGAATGCGAATATGAGACTGAGAGGGAACGAAAGACATCCATTGTGTTACCCACGGGGCAAAGTCGTCAATCGAGTTCACCGTGGCAGCGTCCACCTCTTCAAAGTCGCATCGGTGTTTGTTTGTCGAGACGTAGGTCGCCCATACATCGCGAGAGGATCGATCATTCAGTGGTTCAAATAAGATACGGTGAGGTGGTGGGAACAGAGGGAGCGACGTGGGAGGAGTGACCGTGACCAACGGGAGCGACGTGGGAGGAGTGACCGTGACCAACGGGAGCGACGTCATTGCTTTACGAGCTCGCCGTCTCCGTAGATGGCTGGACAATTCGCTTCACGGGAATGTCAGCTGACACCACGTAGATGCTGTTCTCCGTCATGATGATGTACGTCTTCTCCTCCTTGAGACGCATGATCGACTCGATCGGCGACGTGTACTCCGTGTCCGACTTGACGAGGCACTTGCTGTCGTTCGTGACACCGATACAGCACTGCTTGGACAGCGAATCAGCATAGTAATCTAAATAAATAGGGCGATCCTGTTCGATCGCAAGCTTGGCGACGTGAGCCATGACTGTCGCGGAGGGGCACGCCATTTGTGTGAAGTCGAGGATGTGTTTGCGTTCATTTTAACGTGCCACGTCCTCCAGCTTGAACCTGCTCTTCATGCACAGCGAAGGTGTCTCGGCACGCGGGATCGCCAGAATCCCGGAGACCAGCTGCTTCACCTCCTTGACCTTGGGTGCGACGGCCACAAGGAAACGGACGAGATGGTCCACATGCTCCTCGGTGGGCGGACTACGCTTCTGGGTGATACTGTCACGGAGGTCGTCGACAATCGTCTTGACGAACACGGACATGGTCTCCTCGGGAATGAGGCCACGAGAGTACAACTCGGCCGTGTACACTGCGAACCCTCGCTTGGTCTCCTTCTGCTTTGTCCAGGCGATGAGTGCGTCGTCGAATCCAGCGTCGGATGAAGAGGGCACGATCGTCACCGCGGACGTATCGTACAGTGAGTCGAACATATCCACTTGGGTGGCCAGGTCGTGGCGGGCGTCCTCCTGGGCCTTGACAATGTCCGAGTACAAGTCGGCCAGCAGACTCGCGTAGAAGTTCTGCCGGATGCCGCGGTCGAAGAGGAGGGTGGTGACTCGCAGCCGGAACATCGGATCTCTGGCCGAAATCTTGGACTTGATCATCTCTGCGAGCTTGGAGTAGGTTGGCTTGGACAACTTGTTGATCGCCGCGTTGATCTCATCGTAGTCGGGATCGTCCTTCTCGCGGACCTTGCGAAGGGTCTCGACGAGTACATTCTGACGCCAGTTTGCGACCTCGACGGGAGCTTCGCGACGTTGCGGCCGGCGGAAGATGGGACGGAAGGAGGTACGTAGCTTGGAGAAGATCTCCACTACGCTGTCGGGAAGAGGCTGCTTGACGGAAGGGCGGAGGGCGTAGATTGATGAGACATCCATTTCAGCGCCCTCGTTTCCTTGTCGAGAACGCAGGAATTCGTTTTCACGTTCTGAGCATACCCCAGTAAATGGAGCTTACCGTTGGACAGAGGTATTATAAGGTTCACAAGACGAAGGGTCATGAGTATGGACCCCGCGAGTTCCTCGGTGTGACGGAGTTTGGGTACTATACGTTCGTGGGTCCGCTTCTGGGTCAGGTGATCTCCGATTCGCCGGAAGTGTGGGACTTTTACGCGGTCGATGATGTACGTCCTAACGCAACCATTCCTCCGGATTCGTGGCAGGAGGGACCGGATGGTGCGTATACTGAAAACAGAGTGTCTACTAGTTGTAATGAGAACGCGTAGGAATATGCGGAAAACGGGAAGGGGAGGTGCTGGGAAGAGAGGTCCCATGGATCCCAACAAGGCTGCCGCTGCGGCCACTAAGCGTGCTGCTACACTCGCCGCCAAGAAGGCAGGTATCGTCGTCGTCAAGGAGCCATCTACACGTAAACGCAGCGAGGCCGGAAAGAATGAGATCAAAGACATCGCCGCGATCATCAACGGCATCAACGATGGGACACCGGCTGGGCTCCAAATCAAGCAAGCGTTCAAGGAAAAGTTTGGCAAGGAGATTACGGCTGCACGAAATCGGACGGGTGCAAACAGGAAGGTACACTACGACTTGGAGATCGAGGTCGATAGCGAGTGGAAGACTGTAGAGCACAAGGGTAGTGCGACCTACAGGGTTCCTGGTCCAAACGAGAAACCTTGGTCTGGCGGCGTACAGTTCTTAAACGGAGGAGCTGAAAAGTACCGACTCGCGAAGAAGTACGCGAAGGCGTGGTACGATATGTACATCAAGTCCGAAGTACTCAAGACCGAGTTTACTCTGTCCTCTGCAACACCTACCTTCGAAGACTGGTTCGCAAAGGACTGTAAGGTCCAAGGTGAACCAAAGACGCCATTTGGGAAAGAGTTGAAGGCAGCAGTTCGTAGTCGCGACGGTCCGAGATCAAGCCTGCTGTCCAAGCGGGAGAAGTTCAATGAGGCGTTCGAGATTACTGAACAGGACGAGAAAGAACTCATCGAGGACGTCAATTCGATTGCAAACGATGTTTTACAGCAAAAGGACTACTGGCTTGCCATCTTTGGTGACCTCGAGGGGCGTTTCAATGCGATATGGTATCCGAAGTTCACGGCCAAACTGATCACTAAGGTGGATATCAAAAAGAGCAGGGACAAGGATATCACTATGGAGTTCCATGGTGAGGACGGTGTTGACTTCGGAGGAATTCTGCGTTGGGGGAAGGGTGCAGGGTTCAGCAATCTTCGTCTAGACCTCAAGTAGAGTCTGAATCATCCGCGTGACCCACCGTGCCGGCACCGCATTCCCCACCTGCTTGATCTGGTCGTCGTGCGACCCCTGAAACGGGTGGTCGGCCGGAAAGCCCTGAACCTGTGCTGCCTCGCGTACAGTCAGGCACCGAATATACCTTTTCCCACTGGGCTTGGCCAGTCCCACGTACAAGCGGGGTTGAAACGTGTAGGCACAAATCAGCGTCTTACAAGGGTTGCGAAGATCGAGTACTTCGCTATGAATGGGGGAATCACGCTTACGGAAGGAGATGAGGTTCTCAGTGTGCTTCAATACCATGAACGGATGCGGAGTCCCAGTGGGCTCGGCATCCTCGGGCACGGAGACACAGCACTCAGGTGGCAACTCCAACGTGGTCTCCATCGCACCCTCCATAGTCGCCTCCGCAATGTGTCGTAACCCAACCTTTGGCTCATCAAACGTCGGCATCTCCACTGGAATACCCAGGCGGTTGCCGATGATTGCGATACGCTTACGAGCCTGTGGAACACCGACCGTAGTCATATCGTAGACCTTGTAGTGAATCGGATACCCGATCTCCGCGAAGCACTCCTTGATTGCGTCGATAACGCTATTCTCCCCATCGTCTGTCTTCTTGGTGAGCAGACCGGCCACATTCTCTCCAAAGATCCACTCCGGTTGGACAATACGGACTACGCGTAGAAACTGTTGGAACATGCGGTTCCTCGGGTCATTGACATTCTTCTTACCGGCGTTGGAGAACCCCTGACAAGGGAACCCTGCGAAGACCACAGCTACCTTGTTCGCATAGGGCTCAAACTCCGAATCAGGAATCTTGGAGATGTCGCCCTTAACGGACTCGCCAAGCCATACGCTGTCGGGGAAGGCTGCCTTGTGTGTGCGAACACATGCGGCATTGTTCTCCGAGAAGGCAACGACCTTCAAACCAGCTTGCTCCATACCCACCGTGTCGCCGCCCGCACCTGAGAAGAGGCTAATCGCAAGGCGTCCGCCAGCTGACTCGACAGCCGTCGTCTTCTTTGCGAGTACGTCTGCGTCGACAATCTCCTTCAGATGAGCATTCAGTGCCTTCTTGCTGGTGAATATGGTTGGGCAGTGAGTGCAGGTGTGCTTCGGCATCTTTTGTTACTTTACCACTACCACAATAAGTACGCCACATTCCTTTTGCGTTCTGGAAAACGGATTACCCCGCCCTCAGTAAGGTGAAGAGTCGGCCAGAATGAAGTGGACTCTCTGGTATCACGACCCTGCGAACAATGACTACAGCCTCGCCTCCTACATCCGCATCTACGACGTCACGACCGTCCTTGAGTTCTGGAGTCTCATCGACGGCATTCCCAAGGACGTCTGGGAGTCCGGCATGTTCTTCTTCATGAAGGACGGCATACGCCCACTGTGGGACGCACCTGAGAATGACAAGGGCGGTGCCTGGTCGAAGAAGGTCGATGCGTCGGATACGCATACGGTCTTCATCGATTGTATGGTTCACTGCGTAGCGAACTCCTTCCTCAAGTCTTCAAACGACGCCATCGCGGGTGTCACCGTCTCTCCAAAGGGTCAGTTCCACATCATCAAGATTTGGAACTCGACCACCACCGTGTCCGATCGCCGATTATTCAGTCCTTCGCTGAAGATGAAGCTCGGCGACGACATTGCGTACAAGGCCCATAACCTGAGGCCGAAGTGAAGCGTGGACACAGTCGGAGGCTGGGTCGAGCCGGGCTAGATACACTCGCAGTTATTCAGGAACCAGAAGTAGGATACGTAGAGGATCCACGCGTGAAGGATCGTGGTGGACACGACTAGGATCGTAGAGGCCGGATCCATTTCTTTTAACTGAAAACGAAATCTTAGCAACAAGGAACAGACCCGAAGTACGGGCCAAATGTCCGACCTCCAACACTTTCTTCTTCCCCGCCCGGCGAAGGGCGAGGGTGCCCGCAGGGGCTTCAAGGCAGAGAATCTACTGTCCACACGTCGCAGCGACTTCGAGCGGCACTTCAACAAGGAGATCGACACGATTGAACTGGGAATCCACGGCGGGAAGTCGGATGTGATCATCCGCTTCAAGGACGGGGCGGAGACGAAGCTCCAGAACAAAAACGGCGACAGCGACTTTCATCAGTTTCAGCGTCTACCAATCGATCGGTTTCACGAACCGTTCCGGGAGGTGATTGCGAGTCTGATTCAGCGTCGATTCTTGGACCACGGGGTCACTGAGACGCGAAAGGGTCGTCCGATCCATGCTCACTTTGCTGACCCTCCTCGGATGCCCACGCTCGAGGACGCGAAGGAACTGCTCCGCCTCACGCTGTTTGGTTCGGACTCCGCAAATGCTCCAACGTGCCTCACGAAGACCAGGGTTGACAATGGACAGATCGTATCACTCGAGATCATTCCGATGCAAACGTTCTTCGAGACGGCATGTGAACGCCTCAAGGTACCTGAGGTCAAGACTGGTGGAACGGTGATTGATCTGGGCGGTGGGTTTACGATCCAGTTCCACGGATCTCACAAAGGGGACGACAACCCCGATCATGTACAGGTCAAGTTCACGGCAAGTAAGGAGGTCATCTACCCATTTGAAACCATTCTCTGATCGCCGGCACGCACGCCCGCACCACGTTCACCACGATCGAGTTCCCGAGGTAGAACAAACATTTTTCACTTGGCGTCTCCGCCCATTGAAAGGTGGCCGGAAACCCAAACATCCCCAGTGTCTCCTTGACGTTCAACCGACGTACACCATTGTTCACGCGATACAACCCCGTCTTGGCTCCCGGTCCGCCCGAACTCGCACAGACCGTGATGCCCGGAGACTCGATCGAATACACCCGCTCGCCCTGCCGTCCGCCCTTGTGCGTAGTCGAGTTCACAACATCAAACACCACATGCGGATTGAAGGCACGAGGTCTCCCTGTCTTGGCAACCAGCTCGTACCCCTCCGAGTTCCACAGTCTTGTCTCCTCGGGGTCAAGGATTGCGGACACCGGAACCTGCTCAGTGTGCTCTGTCGGGAACTCGAATGCATCTCCCTGGGTTGCCACAATGAAGATACGCTGCCGACACTGTGGCGACCCGTACTTGGCCGCATTCATGACCTTGGAGACCACCGTGTATCCACGCAGCTCCAGTTGCCCCTTAATAGTCGCATAGGTCCGACCTTGGTCATGCGTCTCGAGGTTCTTGACATTCTCCAGGATACACATGGACGGTCTCTTCGCATCCACAATACGCAGAATGTCAGTGAACAGATTCCCTTTCTCCGCATCGGCAAACCCCTCGCCGTTTCCTGCAATACTGAAGGGCTGGCACGGGAATCCCGCACAGAGAATGTCGTGGTCAGGCACGTCCTCGGCCACCACTTCGCGGATATCGGAGGCTGGCGTCAGTCCGTAGTTGGCTTCGTAGATCGTGCGGGCACCTGCGTCAATGTCGCATGCGAAGACGCATTCGAAATCGGGCGGGAAGGCGGTGTGGAACGCACCCAGTCCACTGAAGAGGTCAGCGTACTTCATTGAGGTATATAGGCTTGAAGTGTGTAAGGTCCGTTTTACGATGAACAGGGCATTAAGCAGAGCTTGATGTCGCCCAGGTTCGCGATCACGTAACGGATCATAATGAACCAATCGTTCTTCATATGGATCTCCAGGTTGTTCGACAGGTTGGAACACTTGGTGAACAGCACCAGGTGGGGGAGGCTGAACGTACCTGACACAATCTCATCCGGCTTGGACTTGGTAATCGCCATGTCAGACGTGGAGTCACCCATCGTGACCGTCTGAGATGCGAAAGGACCCTTACACGTGAAGGTCAGTGTCCCGCCTACATTTTTAACGTCCACTGTCTTGGCCGACAGCAGTGTCATATCGCGACAGATCTTCTGGAAGTCCATGGACGGCATCGTGATCCGCGTAGCGAACTCTGTCTCGGGCATGTTGATGTCCGACTCATCGCGGTCCAGCAGGTTCAGCTTGTTGCGGATCCGACGCTTCTTCTCGCCGTTCTCTAGCGTGATACACAGGTGATTCGACTCTGACTTGGAGACCGAAAACGTGATCGTGTCGTCGTTCGTCACCGTCTTCACGATGCGGTAGAAATGATCCGTGTTCAGACCCACGTCCAGCTTCGGGGCCGAATGGTTGTACTGATACTCCTCGAACTTGGACGCATGGAGACGCATATGCGTCAAGACCGTGCGAGTGTTGTCCATGGCAATCATGCGAATGCCGTCCTTGTCAAAGACCAAGCTCATCTCGACCAGCATCGACTTCAGACCCTCGGCGAGGATGCGAATCGGTGCGGTCTGAACTGTCTTGGCAATCACGAGGTCATCGGATGCCATTTATCAATCCTTACGATTTCTCCTGAAAGTAGATGTACGCATCTTGCGTTTCTTGTGGCGACGGTAGGTCCTGCGGCCGCCGCGGCTACCCTTCGGTGGGGATGAGCCCCGCGGTGGCGGTACGAACCCGGTGTCATGTTCTTGAGCCGTGAGCCAATCCAGGTAGAATACAAGTTCGTCGTTAAGTTCCGCAATCCTCTCATTCACACCAGATGTCCGTCTTGCCTGGACAGCTATGGCCACAACTTCGTTCGCGTTCTCGAGTGCAGCTTGAAGTTCTGGTTCTGGAGCAGGTGCAACCGCGGCCCTGTTTGCCCGTGATCTCCCTCTCTCATCACGAGCAGCTTTTTGCTGTTTACGGAGATTGTCGAGTGCATCCTGATTCGCACGGTTGATCTCCTTGAGGTCTTTTTCTGTCCAACGATTTCGCGTGACCGGTCGCTTAGGGGGATTCGGCATTGCTATTTTTCTTGCTCTTGCGACTCGTTGGACCGCGGCTTTTACTAACTCGACCGCACCGCCGAACCCACGACCGGCTTGCGACAGCGTCACGCTTGCAAGTGAATCCGTAGACGTTGTATCAGCCGGAGCCGGAGCCGGAGCCGGAGCCGGAGCCGACGCCACAGACGAAGCACTACCGAGCGGCACCGGAGCCGGAGCCGACGCCACAGACGATGAACTACCGAGCGGCACCGGAGCCTGAGCCTGAGCCGGAAGCGGTAGACTGCTCGCTACAGACGTTCGGTCCTCCTCGACGCCGACGAACGCATCGTAGTGATTGGTTCCGTTAAACGCAAGGCTTAGTACCGGTTGGTCGACATAGTCTGGCGGACAGAAGACTTGACCATCGTTTTTGATATAGACCCCGTCGGATCCTTTGTTATAGATTGCAATCACTCTGTTTTTTATCTTGGCGACAACCGGGGAGAGGATAAGTCCTTCTCCCCAAAATTCCGGCTGTGTCACATTGTGCATATTGTCAACATAGAGCTGGAACGGCATCTGATCAGGCTTAAGCTTCTTCCACTCTGCTTCAACGCTGGCTCTGAGAGTGAGATCAGCGAGCTCGGTACGAATAGCATCCACAAGCAGTTTGGCTTTTCCGTCCGTATACTCCTCGTGGTTTGCAGCTAGAATTGCGTTGTAGTAACACCAGCCGTCTTGCTTGATTTCGGTGAAGTTTCCTACCGGGTCTGCAGGTACCGCCGCCGCACAGATCTTCGCCTTGTCCTCCGGAGCCGCCGGTTCCGGAAATAAAGGGGCATTTAACCGTTCCTGTAGGTTAGCATCCGCCGCCGCGTTCGCCGCCGCGTTCGCCGCCGCCCGTTGTGCCGCCGCTGCCGCCGCCGCCGCTCGCAGTTCCTGCTCATTCTGTATTCTTTGTAGTTGTTGCCGCGTCCTATCCCCAGCCTGGGCCGCAGCCTGGGCCGCAGCCTGGGCCGCCGCAAACTCATCAGCTGCAGACTGAACCTGGGCCGCGATCGGATCGTGATCCTGATCCGCATTCGCAGCCGCCGCAGCCGGAGCCGCCGCCGCCGCCGCCGCCGCCTCTGCCTGAGACTGAGCCGCATTCGCAACCGCAGCCTCTGCCTGAGACTGAGCCGCATTCGCAACCGCAGCCGGAGCCGCCTCCGCCTCTGCCTGAGACTGAGCCGCATCCTGAGACGGATTCAAAACCACATTCGAAATCGCAGCCGCTACACCCGTGAGTCCGGTTGGACCCGTTGAACCTGTGATCACTGAACTCGTGAATCCGGTTGGACCCACGGAAGTCCCAGCTCGCACTCGTTCCTCTTCTTCCTTGTACGCCCTTAATGCCGCAGTCAGTTCGGCTTGGGCAGCCTCCATGTCTGCACGGGCGGGAACGAACTTGATATCAGACAATTTCCTCCGTGCTTCCTCAACCTTACTCCATAACTCGCGTAGTTTGTCCGTTGTTTTGATTGGAGTAGGCATAACTCCATGGACCGGGCCTGCGAATGAAGCAATTCCGCCAGCAGCGGCGGCAGCGAGAGCAGCTGCGACAGTCAAACCCGCCGGATCCGCCATTGTCTATCCTGTTTAAAATAATCAGATGTCGGTTACAATAAGCGATGAGTTTCAACGACATCCTCGCCCTGTCAGCAATCGAGGTGTTTGGAGATTTTACCCTGCGATGGTATGCGGAGACCAACTCGACTTCGTATCTCGCATTCGGTATCCTTGGGTACATGGGTGTGGTTTTCTATTTGATCAAGTGTCTTCGCGGTGGTAACGTCCTGTACGTGAATGGAATGTGGGACGGTGTGTCGGGAGTCATCGAAAGTCTCGCAGCCTACATAGTGCTCGGCGATCGCCTAGAAAAGCCTGAACAGTATCTCGGATTGTTAATGACCTCGATTGGTATCTATTTACTTAGACGAGACGGCATATGATGTTGAAATGGAATCCGTTACCTATGTGACGGCACTGTACAACCTCCGCAAGCGTGAGGGACACGACATCAACACAGATCACTTCAGCCGTATGTCCGATTACCTGGAGGTCGCGAAGACGCTGCTGAACACGCCACTCCCCTTCGTCATCGTCTGCGAACCGGATCTCGAGGCACCGTTACGCGAGATCCGTGGAGACCGGCCAACTGTGTTCCACGTGATTGCGTTCGAAGACCTTCCCTTCTGGTCCCTGCTTCCGACAATCCGACGCAACAATGAGATCAATCCGGTCATTGGCGTGTCGCCGGAGAAGTTCACGGACTTGTATTACTTGATCATCAATCACAAGGCCGAGTTCGTACGTCAGGCTGCGGAGGCAAACTCATTCAATACAGACTGGTTCGCATGGGTCGATGTGCGGATCACGCTTCCCTCCACTCATCTGAACGGCCTCACGCAGTGGTGGGATCCGCGTCGCATGAACCTCGCGTTCATGAATTGTATCGGCGAATACTCCCCCGAGTTCTTCCGGTTCAACCACGGTTGGGTTGCCGGTGGGTTCTTCGCCGGGCAACGCGACATCGTCATTGAGTTCACGGGCACCTTGATCAGCGAATGGAAGCAGGCACTCAATGACGGATACTGTCCATCGGATGAAACGATGCTCGCGTTCATGGCAGCCACACGCCGAGAGTGGGTCACTGGAGTCTCGTTTGGCGATTACAGTACGTTACTTCGCAACCAGGCTGCTGTATGTGATAGACAGTGGATTGTCTACAACATTCAGGAGTTTTCATTGGCACGCGGTGATGTTCGGACTTCAATTCAGGCAGGTGAAGGGTTGCGACGAGGAGATGTGACGCCCATGGCAGACCACGAACAGTTCCATGTCTTCTATCGGTTAATGCAGGCATATGGGCAGATGAACCATACCGCCTTAGCGGCTGAGCGAAAGAAGGAGCTCTTTACTTTTCCTCATCTGACGAACTGTCGTCGCCAGTTCCTCCCCCATGACGACGGTGTGTGACCATGCGGCGTCCGCGAGCTGCCCGCTTCCGCGACACGATGCGACCATACTTGTTCTGCATCAGGTCCGCCTTCGTCAGTCCGCCCGGCGTCTTCTTGGCCGTTCCGTTCCATACCTTGCGGCGAGAGCCGATCGTACGCATAGTCTTTGCCATTATCACTTGGCGAGAAAGTTAAGTAGCCGGGCAGGGAGAGTTGGCTGTGCCGCCGGGCCAGGCGAATCCATGAACCCTGGATACTCGACTTTGCCGCAGTAAAAGTTGTCCTGCGGTGGGAACGGGAACTCAACGCACGTCTCCCCCTTCCCACGCGGTGCGTCTGAACTCACGTGAATGAGAAGCTTCGGTAGAACTGACGGGTAGATCCGATCAGTCAAGAAGTCCTGATCATGACCGAAGCCCATGGTGACGGGATTCGCCTTGTACGATTCGTACTCGGTGCGGATATGAAGCTTGGACGTCTTCCGAATACCCCACATGCCACCCATGAGCGTTGTTGTGTGGCATACATTGTCGCGAATACCATGGGCAACAAACTGTGTCGCCTTATCGAACTGCCGAATCGCCCAGCGGTCACGCCAGTGGATCCGCGAGTCTGCGTCGCGAACCATCATCAACTCCACCCCTGGCTCATCAATCGCGAAGAACCGATCGATCATGTTCCCAGCACCCACCTTGCCGGTCCATCGCAGAATCACACGAGGTGCGGAACTCAGCACATTGACCGTGTTCGTATCCACGTCGGCACCCAGGTAGACATAGATGTACCACTCAGGGAAGTGCTTGTGGATCAGGTGAATGTTCTCAACCATTCCAGGATAATACCTGGGATTGTAGGGGCCATACAGACAGAAGGAAAAGACCTTCATACTTGTCTTTCTACATAGCAAATGATCTCTGGCAGGTCGTTCGCAGAAATGTGTCACTGGATATTCGATCCACGCTATCCGGGTTTACCCCGTTACATGTCCGCCAAGGCGAGGAATGGTGATCGCGTCTTCATCAACGGCGACTTCGTACATGAGTTCGTCAAGTGTATTCCCAAGTTTCATCTCAAGAAGCACGTATTTGTCGTTCACAACTCTGACGAGCCATTTGATCAAGCGAAATTGAACGCACTCCTTCCGTATACTGAGCGGATCTATGCGATCAATACGTCCGTCAGCCATCCGTTGCTGACCACGATTCCCCTCGGATTCGCAGACCGACAGGTTGAGTGGGCTACGAACCACGTGGACCCTTGTCTGCCTCGCGAGATCTACGCATATGTGAACTTTCTGCCGCACACAAACCAACTCAAACGCAACGAGTGCCTGAATGCCGTACGCAATGATGCCCGTGTCACACTCCGGTCCGGCCTTACAGACGAGGAGTATCGTAATGATCTATGTAGGTCAACGTTCGTGTTATGCCCCGAAGGCACGGGCATGGACACTCATCGGTTCTACGAGGCGTTGCTGTGCGGTGCGACACCCGTGGTTCTTCGCAACGCCTTAACGCCATTCTATTCGCAGTTCCCGATCTGTGTGGTGGACAACTGGAGCGACATGTACACCAAACCTCCGTCAAACCTCGTCCAATTTCAAGCGAGGTATTACATAAGATGAGGCCAGAGATTGCACTTCATAGCTGTGATTCGAATCCGATGTACCTGGACTTTTGGCCGCTGGTGTCGAAGGTATGGCGGCTACGCTTCGGGATTGAGCCGATTCTCATTTACATTGACGAGAATCACGACATCCCCATCGACACGACATACGGCCGCGTACTGAAGCTGAAACCAGTTCCCGGAATTCCGACGTACATCCATTCCGTCTGGGGTCGGTTCTGGGGTGCCACGCTCTTTCCCAACAAGGTGTGTATCGTATCCGACATTGACATGTTTCCCATCTCCAAGACGTATTTCATCACGCAGCTCCAGCACGTACCTGATTCTAAGTATGTCCACCTCTACTCTCCGGTAGACTACGTAACTGCCATCGTAAAGACTCGGCATCAGCTTTGGTGCTCGTCGGACAGTACCTTCCCTGTCTGCTATCATGTCGCCAAGGGTTCGCGTTTGGTCGAGGTTCTGAAGATCAAGCCCTCATGGGAACACTCGGTTCGAGATCTGGCGTCGCATACGTACGTCTCCACTGGTTCGCATACGGCTGCGGCAGGCGAACGACCTCGATGGGGAATCGACGAGGATTACACTACGAAGCTCCTGAACGACTACGCGGACAAGACCATCTTTCATTTCATGCCTCGGTACCATCTCCGTCTTGATCGCGGAGGCTGGGCATACGATCCCGCAGACATTAAGAGCGACGCGTATGGTGACTGTCATTCGGTTCGACCCCTCTCCGATCCGGAGAAGCGGGCGAAGGTGACTGCGTTGCTTTCACTTCTTCTCTAAGAAGGTCTGTACGAAACTCGCTGACGCCCGGATGTTTTCATACACTACGTCCTTCTTTTCAATGTCCGAGTACGATGGGAGCTGAGTGGCCAGGTATGGGTATGTGAACACCATCTTACATTCGTTCGTAATCACGTCGGCGATGTGCGTATCGTCATACGACAGCATCTTGTCGTAGCACGAGGCACCGTAGAGAATACAATGCGTAGTTCCGATACTGGGAGACTTCAAGAACGTCAGGTCGGCACCCCTGCGTACGATCGAGAGCGTGCGATCATTCAGATTCCCGCATCCGTTCACAATATCCACGTCCGCAATGGCCTGTGTAATATCCCGTGCGTAGGTAATCAACGCACCGTTTGTGACCAAGAACGTACAGTCGTCTTCAATCACCCATACGTAGGGCAGTTTCTTCTGCTTGGCCATTCGAATGATGAATTGATGGGACAACAAACAACCACGTGCCCCATTCTCGTCGCGAATGCCGTTGACGAGAATGAAGTTGAAGGACGGGTAGTTCTTCTGGAGCTTCTTGATGTTCTCCATTCGATCCGTCCTGTGCGGAAGGTGTATACAGAAGACTTCCATCGGTTTATTAATGACGAACGCTTTGTATTCAACATTGATTACCACATACGAGTGTAATGGGTACGGAGTTGACTATACGAGGCAGTGCCTAGAATCGGTTATTGATCAGAGCTATCGGCCGATTCAGTGTGTCGTTTCTGATCACAGCAAGAACGACGACATCGAGACCTTCGTTCGTGGACTTGACATGCGCGGCGTTGAGCTCATCTATCTCCGCTACACCGAGAACTATGGGAGCCCATGTCATAACTGGAACAATGCCCTGAAGCATGCAACAGGAACGTACCTCCATTACGTAGCAATGGATGACCGGTTTGCACATAGAGATGCAGTTGCGAATGTAGTGAATCATATGAGCGAGACAGGTGCACAATGGACCGCAGTCGCATGTCGGTTTGACCCAGCGAGTGATGGACACCATGTGCCCTTTTGGACGGGTGATATTCTTCACGAGAACACGATTGGTGGTCCCACCAAGGTCGTGATCCGTGATACATTGAAGCATGTTCGGATGGACCCGCGATTTGTTTGGGTTCTTGACATGGACTGGTTTCACCGCCTGTATTTGGCAGCGGGTCCGCCGTCATTCTTCATCGAATCATTCACATACATTGACCGCCATCATTCAAACCAACTGTCAAAGAAGTTAACAAGCGTGGACAAGGTGCGAGAACACGCAGACATCCTCCGGAAGTATCAGACCCGCCAGTAAGCGGAACTGTCGTCAATGGGTACCATCGGAGCCGTTATTCCGTGCGTGGTACGGAAGTCAATAATCGCCTTATGACATCCAGGCAGTGTCCAGTCATCGACAATGACAAACCCGCCGGGCGACACCTTTGAGTACAACTGATCAAGGACCTGAATGGTAGATGAGTACATATCGCCATCCAGACGCAGGATACAGAGCTTATCAATCGGCACAGTCTTGAGCGACGTCTCAAAGAACCCCTTCACAAAGATAACATCATCATCGAGCAAGTCGTATGCGCGGAAGTTGTTCTTGACTGTCTCCACGTCCACGGCCAGGAACTTCAATGTGTGATGGATATCGCCTGCATCTGCACCATACTTTGCATCTGGCTTCGGAAGCCCCTCAAACGAGTCTGCAACAAACACCTTGCGGGGTTCGTTGTGGTAATTGACGAGCCCTTTCATCAGAATCGTAGCTCCACCGCGCCATACACCCGTCTCGATAAGGTCGCCGGGTATCTTCTCGCGAACAACCGTTTCGAAACACTCCTGGATGTTCGTCAAGCGCTTCATACCAATCATGGTATGGGCACGCTCCGGCCAGTAGGTTCCATTCTCCACGGCATGACTGGATGCAGCGACTCCCTTCCCGAGCACATGGCTACCGTAGATCGAATCAAGCAGCGTCTTCTTCAGGAGTTCAATGTACATGATTCATTGCGAGTAAAAAGGGCTCTAGGTATAACGCCTGTAGCGGTACTCGCGGTTCGTGTACGTGTGGTCCTCATCGGTCTTCTTGATGATCACGACGCAGTTCTGAACAAAATGAATCGACTGGATCATTGATCGCGTCTCCTTGAAGAAGTACGGACTGAGGGCTGCATCCTGCTTACGCCGGTCTTCGTCGTTCAGCGTGTGCCAGTTCACGTCGTCCACAAGCGGCTTGAACATCTCAAGCACCGACCGAGGGTGTCGGTAGCCGTACCGCGTAGGGTATCCGTAGCAGTCATCGCGAACCCAATACGATGTCTCGATGTCCTCGATAATGTACACGCCGCCAGGCTGAAGCAGATCTCGGAAGAAGAAGTTGAACGTAATCAGCTGGTGCTCGGGAATATGCGAACC